TGTAAGCAAAGCAGAGGCAAAAATTGCAAGATTAGAAACTAATACTGTAATTTTAAAAGAGAATGCCGCAAAACTAGAGATAGCGTTTGAGGCTGAAAAAACGGCCAGAGAGCAATCAGAAAAAAACTTAGAAATACAATTAAAGGCGGTAGGCGAGCTTACAGAAAAAAATACAGCAATGCAAGTAGAAATGGATGATTATCTTTCTATCTTTAAACGCCACGATTTAACTAAGTTAGCACGAGTTAAGCCCGGGCTAATAGAACCACGAATAAATAATGGTACAAAAAAAGTTTTTGATGCCATAGAAAAAGACAGTGAAGAGGTAGAAAATGCGGATAGTAACTAGTTTTTTAACAATAGTATTTTTATCTGGATGTTCTTTTTTGAAAAATGACCCGCTACCAACCCCAGAGCCGGTGATAAAAACTATTACAGAATATAAAACACTGGAAATCTATCAGCCTCCTCTCCCTAAAAAAATAGATTTGCAGGATGTAGAATTTTTTGTAGTGACAGAAAAAAATCTTGAAGAACAGATTGCTAAAATTTCAAAAATGCAGGGAGGAACCTTTGTTATTTTTGGTTTGACGCCCCAAGACTATGAAAATATGGCGTTTAATCTCCAAGAACTACGGCGATATATTCGTCAACAAAAAGAAATTATTATTTACTACAGGCAAGCTACTCAAGAAGAGTGGCTAGATAAAAATGAAACTGTAATAGAGCAACAAAAATGACTATACAAATAAGTAGAGCGGATATTACTGGGGATGCTCTACTATCTTTACAATCTGAGACACGCTTCCTCAAGCTACCAGTAGATCCATACTTGGAACTACTCGGCATAACTCCACTACCTTCACAGGTAGCTATTATAAATGCGATCAATAACCCTAAGTATAGATTTGTATGTGCCGCAGTAAGTCGTAGACAAGGCAAAACATACATCGCAAATATAATTGGGCAGCTAGTTTCGCTAGTGCCTAACTCTAACATTCTTATAATGTCTCCTAACTATTCGCTGTCTCAGATTTCTTTTGACCTACAACGCAATCTCATTAAGCATTTTGACTTAGAAGTTAAAAAAGATAATGCAAAAGATAAAGTGATTGAGTTGAGTAACGGATCAACCGTTAGAATGGGCTCAGTAAACCAAGTTGATTCCTGTGTCGGACGTAGTTACGATCTAATTATATTTGATGAGGCGGCGTTGGCAGATGGTCGCGATGCATTTAATGTTGCACTTCGACCGACTTTGGATAAAGATAACTCAAAAGCTATTTTTATCTCAACCCCACGGGGCAGGAACAACTGGTTTGCCGAGTTTTTTGATAGAGGGTTCAATAATGAGTTCCCTGAGTGGTGTTCGATTCGTGCTACCTATAGAGATAACCCTCGTATGAGCGCGTTAGATATCGCTGAAGCAAGAAAAAGTATGTCGGAAGCAGAATTCCGACAAGAATATGAAGCTGATTTTAATACTTATGAAGGACAAATTTGGAATTTTGACCATGAGAAATGTATCTCCAATAATGAGGCATTGGATACCTCTAATATGGATGTATTTGCTGGTCTTGACGTCGGTTACCGTGATCCTACTGCTTTCTGCGTAATAGGATATGACTGGGACGAGGAACAATATTACGTTTTAGATGAATATTTAGATGCCGAAAAAACAACGGAACAGCATGCCGTTGAAATAAATAGATTAATGCAAAAATGGGATATTGATTTTATATACATTGATTCCGCAGCGCAACAAACTCGTTATGATTTCGCTTTGCAATACGATATTTCAACAGTAAACGCAAAGAAATCTATTCTTGATGGCATCGCGCACGTAGCAGCTATAGTAGACAATGATAAATTATTTGTCGATCAACGATGCGCTGAAACTTTATCCTGCTTAGATCAATATCAATGGGATCCAAATCCAAATCTGGCTAAAGAAAAACCTAAACATAACCGAGCTTCTCATATGGCAGACGCTCTTAGATATGCATTGTATTCATTTGAAATAAGTCAGAGCGGCTTTTAATAACACCTACAAAAAATAGTATTTGACAATTTATGTTACAGAGGCTATAATGCAAAGTATGAAAAAGCTCAAAAGAGACCCTGTGAAATACATAAGGGACCGAGCAAAATCAAAATACAAAAAAGACAATGAATGTTACATCTGTGGAACAGAAAAAGAATTAGACTTTCACCACTTTTACTCTCTGGCACCACTTCTTCGGCAATGGCTAAAGAAAAAAACACAAGAAAGACCTGCGCACTATACGGATGAGTATATTGTCATTTGGAGAGACGAATTCATAGAGGAAAACTGGGCAGAGTTATACGATCATACAGTAACTATATGTCATGCTCACCACAGAGAGTTACATAAAGTTTACGGAAGAAACCCTGGACTTGGTACAGCGACAAAACAAATGCGCTGGGTAGATATTCAAAGAGAAAAGCATGGCATGGTATGATAGAATTATTGGTAAAAAAGTTGACGTTGAGGAAAAATTAAATCCTGCTCAGCCTTATTACGACCATAAGACAGAACCTAGCCGAGAAGATATTTTTAGCTATGAAAGGGCTTATGAAGATTTAGAAATAGTTAATCGCGGCGTAAATATGCTCGTCGATGACTGTGCAGAAATTAATGTAAAAGTTGGCGAACAGTTAAGCACCCAAAGTATTATAAAAGGAATTAAAAGATCTCGTATTGATCTTCTCTTAAATAAAGAGCCAAACCTTTTTCAAGATATAAGTACTTTTCGACGAAATCTCTTAATCGACTACTTACTAGACGGAAATATATTTATATACTATGATGGAGCACATCTCTATCATTTGCCTGCAAGTAAGATGACGATTCATGCAAGCGAAACAACTTATATTGAAAAGTTTACATATAATGAAGTTGTAAACTATTCAACAAAAGAAATTATACACATCAAGGATAATTCTTTTTACTCTATTTATAGAGGAGTTTCTCGACTAAAGCCCGCACTTCGTACTATGGTACTTATGCGACGAATGAGAGACTTTCAAGATAATTTCTTTAAGAACGGGGCAGTTCCCGGGCTTGTACTAAAGTCTCCAAATACTCTTTCTGAAAAAATTAAAGAAAGAATGATTCAGTCTTGGTCGGCAAGATATAGACCTGATGCAGGGGGACGCAGACCTTTAATTCTTGACGGCGGTATTGAAATTGATGAAATTTCAAATGTCAACTTTAAAGAACTGGACTTTCAAACTGCTATTGAAGAAAATGAAAAAATCATTTTAAAAGCATTAGGAATTCCTCCTATTCTTCTTGATTCTGGAAACAATGCAAATTTGAGACCAAATATGCGATTGTACTATCTAGAAACTATTTTACCAATAGTAAGAAAGATTAATTTTGCATTAGAAAGATTTTTCGGATTTGAAATAATTGAAGAGGCGAGTAATATTCCTGCTCTTCAACCAGAATTACGAGATCAAGCATCTTATTACCAAGCTCTTGTGAACACAGGAATTATATCTCCGAATGAAGCAAGAGCAGCACTAAACTTCGAGCCTGTAGAAGGCTATGATGACCTGAGAGTCCCTGCAAATATAGCAGGAAGCGCAGCGAATCCAGAAGAGGGTGGTAGACCACCAGAACAAGGAGAAGATAAATGGCTTCACGAAGTAGACTTCGTAAAGATGTCAACGCAACGTTGACACAACAGTTTCAGGAATGGGGTCTTCCGTTAGATATTGACTATAAAAGCTACTGTGGAATTGTAGATTTTCCTGTAACTCCTCGAGCTATTCAAAAGTCTTTTTATAACTGGAAAACCTGTCTTCGGTCTCTTAGAATTGAGACTCCTAAAGCAGCTCCTACACCGGCGGCTCCGAAAAAAGAAGCTCCGAAAAAAGAACCTGCTAAGAAGAAAGTAGAGACGAAAGATGAATAAGATTTTTAATCTTACTTCTACCTTTAAAGCCCTTCACGAAGATGATGACGGGGGCGTTCATATCTGCGGTATGGCAAGTACTCATGATGAGGATCGTGCAAATGATGTTATTATGGCAGAAGCTTGGACAAAAGGTGGACTCCAAAATTTTGAAAAGAACCCTATTATTCTTTTTAACCATGATTACAATAAACCTATTGGTCGAGCTACAGGTCTTAAAGTTACCGATAGTGGGCTTGAACTAAAGGCAAAAATTTCTAAGTCTGCGCCAGATCATGTGGCGCAACTAGTCAAAGAAGGCATTCTTGGAGCTTTTTCTGTTGGTTTCCGAGTCAAGGATGCTGATTATATAACGGAAACTGACGGACTAAAGATTAAGGATGCTGAGTTGTTTGAAGTATCAGTAGTATCGGTACCTTGCAATCAAGCAGCAACTTTTTCTCTGGCAAAATCATTTGACTCAGAAGAAGAGTATAATGATTTTAAGAAAACTTTCACCAATCGTGTAGATCTAGCCGGTCAGTCTCTGGCTAAGGACGAAAAATCATCGTTAGCTAGTGAAACACCGGACGAAGCGGGCATTACCGCTCACAAGGAGATCAAAATGTCGGAAGAAGTAAAAACTCCCGAAATCGACTTGGAAGCTTTTGCTAAGAAGGTGGCAGAGGAAACTGCTACTACTATTGCAATGAAGCAAGCCGAGACGAAAGCTGCTGAAGAAAAAGCAGCACAAGAAGCTGCTGAAAAAGCTAAGCTCGACGCCGAGCAAAAAGCTCAGCAGGAAGAAGAAGTACAAGCAGCTATCAAGGTTGGTGTCGAGTCAGGCGCCGATCGTTTGATGGCAGACCTTGAAGCCAAGATGGCTGCAAAGGATGCCGATATGGAAAAGATTCTTGCTCAACATAAGCAGGATCTTGAAGAGAAGAATGAAGAGCTTAGCAAAATGCGTGACTCTAAGCGTGTATTCGCTGATCGTTCTTCTGGCAACGGTATTGAAGCTCATGCAAAAGACCTTATGTATGGTCATATGCTGGGTGTATTTACGAATAAGGGCTGGGATACTAAGTATGGTCGTCAAGTTTTGGAAAAGGCAGGTATGTCTTATCCAAACAGCACCTCCGTTGCAGACACTGACAACCTGTTGGCAGTAACTGTAGGTACAGCTCTTGAGAAAGAGGTACAATTCCAGTATCGTCTTGCTCAACTTTTCCGTGAGCTCAATATGAACTCACAATCCATGGTTCTGCCTCTGCAGAGCGACACCTCCAAGGCGATCTTCTCGACTGGTGGTGAGAATGTTCGATATACTGGTGCAGACTCCTCTGTTGGCGCAGGTGATGGTACTGGTGTAACTAACGAAGGTGGTACTCCAGGTAATTTTGCTGTAAATCAAATTATCCTGCAAGCACACCGTCTGATTTCTACTACGTTCCTTGATAATCACATTGATGAAGAGATTCTTGTAAATCTTCTTCCCATGATGACCGAGAACGTAGCTCGTGCACACGCTCGCGCAGTAGACAACATGGTTCTGAATGGTGATACCGGTGTAGGTATTAATGGTATTGCTGATATGGCAAATGCTCAAACGAACTGGATCGGTGCAGCTACTGAGCGCGTATCTGTAGGTGGCACTGTTGCTCCTTCAGCTACTCCGCCTACTACCGATAAGCTTGATTCTACGCTTCTTCTTGCAGCGCGTTCATCGCTCGGTAAGTATGGCTTGGCACCTTCAGACGTAACTTACGTTGTATCTTCTGATCGTTACTATGATCTGATTGCAGATCCTGGTTTCGCGGATATTACAGATGTCGGTTCTGATGTTGCAACCAAGCTGATTGGTGCTATCGGTTCAGTCTACGGCTCACCCGTAGTAATGTCTGATAACTTCTCAGCTGAAGCATCAGGCACTGACGTTGCTTACGCAATCAATACCTCTAACTTTGTAATTCCACGTCTTCGTGGTGTAAATGTAGAGACTGATTACGAAGTACGTCAGCAGCGTCGTCTGGTAGTTGCTACTCAATCACTCGGTTTCGACCGTTTGTTTGGTACTGTAGCAGCCAACAACGTTGCAGCTGCAGCAATCACTCTGGTAGCTTAATAGCTACTGTAGACTGGGGAGGTTCGCCTCCCCAAGTTTTTACTCTTTGACTTATGGCGAATTTAATTACTTTACAACAATTCAAAGATGCGGAGCAAATAACCAACCCTCGGGATGATTATAAAATTAGCCGCATAATTGATTCCGTAAGTCAAATAGTAAAAACTTACTGTGCTAACTCAATTGTAGACTATCATTCTACAAATAAAGTCGAAACTTTTAATATTGAGTGGAATACTCATCTTGTGCAATTAACTGAAAGTCCTGTAAATACAATTGTATCGGTAGAAACTCGAGATACAGTTACTACAGCATATACAGCACTAGGAACAGATGATTTTTATTTGGACACGTCGACCGACAGTGTTTTATATGTACAGGGGGCAGGGTATAAGTATTGGCCAATAGGTCCCGGGGCTGTTAAAGTAACTTATACTGCTGGTTATGCACAAACTCCTTATGACCTACAAATTGCAGTAATTGATTTAATTAATTACTATTATAAAGATGAGCATAAAGGTCGTAGAACGCTCCAAGGCGCGACTATGGAAAATGCACCCAGTGGCGAAGGCAAAGGCTTTCCAGACCATATCAAACGAATACTTGATATGTACAAAAACTTCTAATGGCGATCAAAGTAGTAGAGGATATGCTTAAAAAAGCATATGGAGAAGCAAGAGGAAGAAAGCTACTTAGAAAAGCAAGGAGTTGGACTGATACCCAAGGCTATCATTTAATTTCTATAACAGAAGCTGAAATTGCACATCTTATTTCTAGTAACTATGTTGCTATTCGAAGAAGAGCACTTGTAACCGGAGAACAAAAAAGACTACAGGCCCAGAGAAACGATAGAGTAACAAGGGCACAAGCAGTAGAAAGTGTTTTAGAAACTTCAGATGATGTAAATATTCAGCGTCTGAGAAAAGAAGCCGCATCTTTAGCTACACATATATTTAAAAATTTTGTAAAAGAGTATAATAAAGGAATTAGAGAAGCACATTTAAAGGCTTCACAACATGGAAATAGCATTAGAATTTTGCAGCCCTCTAATTTATCTTATAAAGTTAAAGCGGCCATGAAAACTTTATTAGAAAGCAAGTCGACAGGAACTCTTTTAGACAGCATTACAAAAGGAAAGGCAGGAAGGTCTTTTGATCGTAGAACTCAATTCGTACACTTAGGCAGAACTGTAGGTCGTGCAATTGCTGAAAATTTAGGAGATTTAGAGCCGACTTCCCAAGCCGAAAAAGAAGCTCAAAAGGTAATAGAAAATATATTGGATCGAACAGAGTTTCGATTACGAAAACTAGATCAAATACAAGGCCAAGATATTTATATAGAAGGGTTTATTGGGCCTAGTACAATAAATGCTCCTGGAGCAGAATCTTCTGACTGGAAGCATTTAAGACCTTTAATTGAAGAAGAGCTGCAACAAGTTCTTAGCTCAAAAGAATACACAGATAAGTTTGGATCTGGCCCGGGAAGCCAGCCTTTTGATGAAAGACTTGCAAAATATGTTGCAAATGAGCAAGTATTAAAAAAAGCAAAAGGTAGACGAACAAAAGCAGACGCTCCATTTAAAATAGAATCTCCTAGAAATAAAACAGGCTCAGTTAAAAAAAGAAATACACAACGAGCATCTGCTAAAAAAACAACTGTAAGACCGGGTAAAAAGATTAATGTACCCCCAAGAAATGTAAAAACAAAAAATAATCCAGCATCTGTACCTATGAATTTAATAGGAGTTATAAATCAAAGATTGCCGGAAGTGGTTGCTCAAAATATGAGATATCCTGCTCTTGAGTATAGAACAGGAAGATTTGCTAATTCAGCTCGAGTTACGGATATGGCAAAGACAGCACAAGGATTTACAAGTATTGGATATACTTATCAAACAAATCCATATCAAACGTTTGAGCCTGGTTATCAACAAGGGTCTCCTGATAGAGACCCTCGAAAGTTAATTGATCGCTCTATACGAGAGATAGCAGCACACTATGCGATGGGAAGATTCTATACTAGGAGAGTATAATGGCGGTTACAAAAAGAACGTATACTACGCGTAGATCCGCTATATTAGATTCACTTGTTACAGAGCTAAAAAAGATTAATCAAACCGGTAATTTTTTAACTGATGTGTTTGATAATGTTCATCCTCGCCTAAAGTTTTGGGATGAAATTGATACTTTTCCTGCAATACATTTAAATGCAGGTACAGAAACAAGAGAGTATCAAGGAGGCGGTTATAAAGATAGATTTCTTAATATTACAATTCGATGCTACGTAAAAGAAACAGATGCAGTAATAGCTCTCGATAAACTTTTAGAAGACGTCGAAACAGTAATAGAATCTAACGGACGATTGCCTTATATTGATAGGCAAGGAAACCAACAATATACTTTAGACATTATTATAGTCAGTATTGATACTGACGAAGGTGTTCTTGAACCGTATGGAGTTGCAGAAATGCAAATTTCGGTTCATTACTAGAAACGGCAGGCACGAGCAAAGGCTCACGTCCTAGCCCTTTCAATCTCTAGGAGATATGCTATGGCAGAACAATTATATTTTAGCAGAGACTCGAAACTTTACCTGGAATTTGATAGTAAACTCTGGGAAATTCCTGTATTGGATGGTTTTAGTTTCTCGCAGTCTACCAATCAGTCCGAAATTTCTCTTTCAGAAATGCAAGGTTCGGATGGATTGAGTCGACGAGGTAACAGGGTATTTACAGACTCTCTGGCTCCGGCCGAGTGGTCTTTTAGTACCTATGCACGCCCTTTTAAAGACGGTGCAAGCACTGATGAGCATCACGCAGTAGAAGAAGCTCTTTGGGCAGTAATGGCAGGAGCGGATAAGTACGTAGCTTCTACAGCAGGTGGCGGTATTCTTACCACCACTAATGTTTCCAACTTAAGCGGAGCAACGGATGGAACTTACACTATTAATGATGCTGATACTACTACAGGTAGTCATCCCGCTACAGCAGTAGGCTGGGAAATTGATATTACAATTGCAAGTGATGCAGTAACTAGCATTACTGTAGTATCTGCAGGCTCAGGCTTTACGGCAAATGATACAATTATTATACCCACTTCTTTGGTTGGAGGCGGCACGCCTGCAACAAATGGAGTAACTGTTACTGTTGCTACTGTTACAGAAAGTGGAGCTAACTTTTATCGCGCTATTAATTCTGATGAAAACTCTCCCTTCGGGCCGGCAGTGGCTGTTCCGGATACTACTAAGCAAAGCATTAATTTTGGACAATCAAACCGTGCAGTACTTGGTACTTGTAATCTTTACTTTGTTATGGAGACAAGCGCATCAAATCCGATGGTTTATCAGCTTCAAAATGCTGCAGTTAATGAAGCTTCTATTGATTTTGAAGTAGATGGTATTGCTACTATTAACTGGTCCGGGTTTGCAAAGCAAATTGTTGATATGCAATCTAATGGTAATGTTGCTCTCGTAGCTACCAAAACTGCTACTCAAGATACTTCAAGTACTGCACTTGTAGCGACAACGTCTACAGTTAATAAAGTAGTTCTTGATATTAATGATGGCTTTAAGTTAGGTATTCCTACGGCCACTACTTTGACTGCCAGTATGTTCGCAAAAGATGATGGTGTGGGCGATACGGATACATTTATTCGAAATCGTTTGACTCAGCTTCTTGTAAGCACAAGTGATACTACCGCTTTCCCTTCAGGATCTTATAATCTTACTCTTACTGGCGGAAATATTACTATTTCAAATAATATTTCATACCTTGTACCAGAAGAACTTGGTTCTGTGAACGTTCCAATTGAGCACGTAACAGGAGGCCGTACTTGTAACGGTAACTTTACTTGTTACTTAACACTCGATACTGCTAGTGGAAGCAATGGAACTTCTGTAGAATTGTTTAATGACATGACTACTTCAGGGGCAAACAAAGGTCTTGAAAAGGTTGTAAACGATTTTAACGTAACTTTCCAAGTTGGAGGTGCGGTTTCTGGGACTCCTCGCTTGTATGTAAATATTCCTAAGTGTCATATTGACGTGCCAACTCATTCAGTTGAAGATGTAATTTCTGTAGAGACTAACTTTGCAGCATACACTACTGACTTTAACGTTGCGAATGAGATGAAACTCGAGTACTACGGAGTATAATTTAAAAATTACTTTGATATAAACCCGCTTCGGCGGGTTTTTCTTTTCTGCTATCAAAAAAAGTTCTTGACTTTTTATCTCCTCTCCCTTATAATTACACAATATAAATTTCATTTAAAAGGAACCAAAAAATGTCTGATTCACCCGTTTCACTCGCCAGTCTCATGACTGCAAGCAAAACTGTCGCTGTAGACTTTCCTGGCTATACAGGTATGGAAATTTCTCTTTGTTATCTAGCAAGAGAAGAGTTAGTAAAATTACGTAAACGCTGCGTAACTACTAAGTTCGATAAGAAAACTCGCCAGCCAGAAGAAACTCTCGATGAAGAAAAGTTTATTGTTGAATACTGTAAAGCTGTCATCAAAGGATGGTCAGGCCTAAAGTATCGTTACCTAGAAGAGCTTCTTTTGGTAGATATATCAAGTCTTGACCCGGAGGATGAACTTCCTTACACTCAAGAAAATGCTGAGCTTCTTATGAAAAACTCAAATGTCTTTGACAGTTGGGTTACAGAAGCAGTAGGTGACCTCGAAAATTTTACTGGGAACAAATAGCCCGAATAGATACTCTCCTAGAGAGGTCTATTCGGGAGGTAGACTCTAAGATAGACTTAGATAAGTATCTGCTTGTTTGTGAACAATTAGGTCAAGAACCCGATCCCGCCAAAATGCCGCTCGAGCCTTCGGATTTTCCCGAAGAAGTTCAAGTGGCATTTTTTATGTTTAGCTTATTACCAGATCACTGGGAAGGAATGAGTGGTACATATATGGGGAAATATTGGGATGGAATCGAATATTTTTTCAATCTATATGAAATAGAAGATAGAAAGACTATTTTATATATAATGAAAATGTATGAAGCAAAGCTAGTAAATTATAGAGCAGAGCAATCAGAAAGAAAACGAAAAGCTGAAGAACGTAAAGCAAAAAGCGGTGGAAAAAATTACACCCATAATGTAAAAGGCTAATGGCTAAAAAAATTACTATTGATATTGAAGTTAATGGCAGAATGCAAAAAGCAACTTTGTCTGCAAAAAAGCTTCGTTCAGCTTTAAATGAAGTAGATACTGCGTCTCAAGGGGTCGAGAAAGGTAGTCGAACCTTAGACCGTAATTTAAAAGGCGCTGCAAAAACAACTTCAAATAGTACTAAAGAATTTTCAAAAATGGCACAAGGTATGGGTGGCTTGGTTGGCGCCTATGCAACTGTCGCTGCCAGCGTTTTTGCCTTATCAGCCGCATTTCAGTTTTTTAAGACAGTTGGCGACCTTGCTGCTTTGACCGCAGGACAAGAACTTTTTGCAGCAAAAACCGGCGTGTCAATGAAGTTGATGACAAAAAATATCCAAGATGCAACTGGAGGTCTGGTAGCATTTAGAGAAGCAGCACAAGCTGCCGCTATTGGAGAAGCCGCAGGGCTCAGTGCTGATCAAATGGAAAGGCTCGGTGCAGTTGCAAAGAATGCAGGAACAATTCTTGGCAGAGATGTGACTGATGCATTTAATCGACTGACTCGGGGTGCAATCAAAGCAGAACCAGAACTTTTAGACGAATTAGGTATCATTGTTCGTATCAATGATGCAGCCGAAGCCTATGGTAGAACAATAGGAAAAAATGCACAAGATTTAACACAGTTTGAAAAAAGTCAAGCCATAGTTAATGCCGTTCTTGAGCAAGGCGAGAGTAAGTTTGATGATGTAGGAGACAGTATCAACTCTGTTGCGCAATTTGCAGCCGCGTTCCAAGATACTTTTAAAGAGCTTTCAAAGCCAATAGCAGAAGTCGCTAATTTTATTGCAAAGTCTTTGGGCGACAGTATTTTAGGCGTAAGTTCTATTTTAGGTATTTTAGGCCTAAATATTGTAAAAAGCTTTGCTCCTGCCGGACCAGCATTAAAAAATACAGCTAAAGAAGGAATAGAAGCTAGAAAGCGTTTAATGGAGGCTGCACATACAGAAACTAATTCTACTGTTGCAGATGAAATTCGTAAGGGAGAATTTACAAATAAAAACTTAAAGCATATAGAAACTGCTGCAAAATCTAAAACTAGTATAGTTATGAATTTGTCTAAAATGGAACGAACTGCAATTGAGAGAGATATTGCAATAATTCGTGCACAAAACTTACGAATGACTATGGATGGGAAAAATGCCTTTACCCGAATGATTACAGGCTGGCGAATACAGCTTCTAATGTTTCAAGCCGATTATGGCAAAACTATGGGGTATCTTAAAGCCGCTACAGCAGTGCTTACCACTGCGGTAGGAAAACTTTTTGGTGCCTTATCTTTTGTCGGATTGATTGTAATTCTTGTCGAGCTTGGAAAGCAGTTTAGAAGAACTTTTATGATTGGTGAGGATCTTCGTGAAGCAGAAGAGGCTACAGAAAAACTTAATAAAAAATTAAAAGAACAATCTGAGGCAATAAAAGAAGTAACAGCAAATCTTAAAAAGCCTACAAGTGAATTAAATCGTTTAAATCAAAAACTTGGAGTATTGGCAAACTTTAATTTAGCCCCTATAAGTGCACAAATTAATCTTTTGGAAGAAGCGGTACAAAGATTAGCAGAAGCAGAAGAAAAAAGAAAAAAAGCTAGACAACAAGTAGGTATAGAAGAAGGCCCAGAAGAAAGTGAAAAAATACCCCTGCTCAATGTTGCTCAAAAAGCCCGTTTGGGAGTAGAAACTTTTGGAGACTTAAATAAAGCACTAAAAGAACAATATGTAGCATCTAAGAATGCACGAGACGCACTAGATGTGTATAAAACATCTCTGGGCCCCTTGGACTATTTAATAGCTAATATTTCAGGAAAGTTCAAAGAACACAATGCTGAGATACACAGATATCAAGAATTAAAAATGGTAGCCAATCAGAATGGCATACGGCTTGGATTCAACGACGCGGAAGCTAAAGCTGTTGCGGAAATACTAGAAGGTTTAGAGAACAGCGTTCCAACATTAATTAGAAATTTTGAAATGCTCGAGGAGCAAAACTTAGCACCAAAAGATGTTAATCAACAAAAATTATTAGACCTTAAAGATAAAATCAGGCTAGTAACTGCTGAACTGGAACAAAATCCTGGTAGTGCAGAGCTAAGATTTGAATTCGAGAAGCTTATAGAAGAGTCCCGAGGAGTTATAGATTCATTAGAGACTCAAAGTAAAAAAGCTGCATCTGTAAAGGCGTCATTTACAGGACTTACAAACGCAGTACAGCAATTTGGTGATGCTTCTCAAAAATTTATGCCTAAATCTTCAAATTTTTCCGGAATTTTTCAAGGATTAGACGAACTCGACAGAAACTTAATGAATATTGTTGATACCTATAAAGATACAGAAAATTTTCAAACAATAGGACAATTAATAGCAGGCGATGATGAAGGCAAAATAGATCAAGAAGGCGCAGCAATTCGAAAAGCCTATGAAATAGCTATAAAAGGCGAAAAAGATTTTAATGATGAAGAGTTTAGAGGATTACAGCTCTCTGATCTTAGATTAATGCTGTCTGAAAAAAGAGCAAAACTTGCAAAGATATTTTTTGATCTTGAAAGAGCGTCTACTTTAAATAAAATTGAAATGTTAAAAGCAGAACAGTCTATTCTGCCCTATCAGCAAAAAGCATTTAATGCAACAAAAGCCACAAACGAAGCCGAAATAGCATTAACTAAAGCAAAAAAAGAGCAAGAAATGCTAGATAAAACAAACTTAAGTGTTACAGAAGAACAAAGAATACTGGCAAAAGATAAAGTAGATTTAGCGCAAGCCGAATATGATATAGCAGTTCGTAGAGAAGCATTAGAAAGAAGACTTGTTCCAATTAGAAAAGAGCTCGACAATTTAGGTAGAGAGACGGAGCGATTAAATACTATAAAAGAAGTTGTAGCACAAGAAAGAAAAATTTTAGATATGAGAAAGCAGTTTCTCTCCCTAGAAAAGAAAATGGTAGAAGATAGAGTGCAGGAGGAAATAGACTCTATTGCCAACAGAAATCCTTTCTTTGATAAAGAGCTAGCAACTGCTAGGGCTAAAGTAAGTGTTGCGGAAGCATTTTTAGAGATTGAAAAACAACAAGTAGAGTCAAATTATAATTTAAAAGTAAAAGAAATTAATAATGAATACGCTTTATTAGAAGCAAAACGAAAGCAAAGTCTTTTAGAGTTAGAGATAAAAGCAGCAGAGGCCCGCGACAAGGGAGGTCCGAATGCAGAAAGAATTGCACGAGAATATGAATCAATTGCTGCCGTTTATAATAGTATAGATTTCAAAACTCCTAGAGATACTGCTCTTTTACTAGCAGCTAAAACAAAAGAAGCGTCATTATACGGCCTAGAAAAAATAGTACGAGATTCAAAAAGAGCATTAGAAGAACTAGATCCATTAGATCAAGTTTTAGATGCTGCAGCAGATGCTTTTGAAAAAGGCTTAAATAATGCTGTAAATGGTATATTTGACTCTTTGATCGACGGGTCAAAAAGCATGTCAGAGGCTTTAAAAGATGCGGCTCGAGGTGTTTTATCTGCAATTCAAAAAGAAGTAACTCAAAGATTAATTGTAGATCCTCTTTTGGACGCGCTGTTTGGAGAAGAGACAACAGCAGAAACTCAAGCAAAAGCAGCAGCACAAGGAATGCAACAAGGAGCCCAAGCAGTAAAAACAACGCTACAAACTGCAAATATTAATTTTGAGACGACTTTTACTTCTGCTTCAAACAATGTAAAAACAGCTTTAAGTACTGGAGGCGGTTCTGTTGCTCGACAAATTACAGAGGCATTAACGTCTAATCGTGTAAAAATTGAGTGTTGTAAAGGCCCGAAAGGTCCAAAAGACCCGGCATATGGTCCTGACTCTGCTGCAAGTAACACAACTGTTACTGGAACCGATTTAAGTCGTAATAGTGAATATTATAAACAAAATTCTCAATCAGTTTTTGATTCTGCACGAAATGAATCAGATACAGCTTTAGAAGGTGCAATGGCTCCCCAGAAGCCAGATATTAGTATGCCCATACTACCGGAAAGGGATAAAAATACAGCTGCTCTCGAAGGATTAACAGGAGTAATGACAGAAAATAATCTGGCTCTAGGACAAAACATACTAGGATTAGGACTAGCAGTAACAAGCTTGATGGGGAATAGTAGAGCTGCTCAATCTTTACAAAAAGTTATGGCAGTATTATATATTCTTCAAATGTCAATGAAAATAATTGAGACAATTCAAACTTCTATGATTGCAGCAAACACCGCCGCCCTTATAGCAAACACTGCGGCTCAAACCGTTTCCAGCGGAGGCTCGATCATGGGCTTTGCGCGGTACGGGGGAATCACAGAAGGATATAGTAGTGGAGGAATTGCAAAAGGCCCCCAATCAGGCTATCCTACACTTCTTCATGGTAGTGAAGCAGTTGTCCCTCTTCCAGACGGAAAAACAATACCAGTAGCTCTATCGGGGGCTGCAGGTCAACAAAATAATGTTACTGTAAATGTGTCTGTAGATAATCAAGGAAATGCGACTCAAAGAATGGGAGGAACTTCAGAAAATCAAGCGGCAGGTCTAGGAAAAGCCATAGCACAAGCAGTTCAACAAGAACTTGTAAATCAAAAACGCTCGGGTGGAATACTTAGTCCCTATGGAACAGCATAATGTCAAGAACTTTTAAATTTGAAATTTTAAAATCAACTGTTCAAACCGAAATAGAAACAAGGTTTCCATCAGATTATACTAATATACTTACAAAAGTTTTTGGTAGTCCTGGTACTGCGCCAGTAGATATTATCTTTGATAGGTCGTCGGCACGTTCAGTTAATCACAGAGTATTGACTGCTCGATTTGGAGATGGATATGAGCAAAGAGTAAGAGATGGAATACATCATAAAGAAGAAACGATTAATTTTACCGCAAATAATCGAATATGGCAGGAAGTAGAAGTAATTGCAGCATTTTTTGATGTAAAAGCAGGATTAAAGTTTGATATAACTATTGCAAGTGAAGTGCTGCCAGTAGTTTGCGAAAGCTATAATATTTCTTACACCCAGCCAGAAGTGCACAGTATTACAGCGGAATTTAGAAGAGTATATGAACCGTGACAGATTTAATACATTTAGTACAACAAGATGAAATAGACAGCGAACTAATAGAGCTATTTGACATTACTTTACCGGGCTATCAAGAGGGAGGTAGTGGCACCTATTATTTATGTTCTGCAGATGTAGACATAGACTCTGATGGAGATAGCGATATAGTTTTTAATGGTAAAACGTATGTAAGTATTCCTATTAATATTGACGGAATAGAGTTTACAGCTCAAGGGGCATACGCACGTCCTACTCTAACAATTGCAAATATCCCAAACCTAACAAAAAGTATAACCAACAGTGAAACCTTACTAGAAGATATGAGAGAAGCCGGTACGGATTCTTTCGAGCAGTTTGATAGAAATCAAGATTTATTAGGAACTCAAGTAAGATATAGAAAGACATTAAAAAGTAAGCTATCCACTGGAGAAGAGTTTCCTTCTCAAGTATTTTTTGTCGACAGAATTGCATCTGAAAATAGTTTATTTGTCGCTTTTGAACTGGTCTCGCCAATGGATGTAGAAGGGGTAACCCTCCCTCATCGAATGGTAATAGGAAGATATTGCAGTTGGCAGTATCAAGGTCAAGAAGATGGCTTGGGAGGGGGATGTACTTGGGGAAATACTTTGGCTGACCAACATAGTTTTTTTAGGGAGGACGATACAAAAATTACTGGTACCATAGACGAATGGGCAGATGACGAAGAATATTTTGTTGATGATATAGTTAAGACTACCGAAGCAGCCAATCATACTATTTATCCAAATAAAGTTCAAATTTGGCAAGCACTATACGATCACGGAGGAAGCGATGCAACTGCTAGAGACCCAAGAAACTATAGAGCATTTTGGAAAAGAATTGATCTTTGTGGAAAAACTTTAAAGTCTTGCAAAATACGGTATCAAGGAAACAGCACAGATACTAGTTTAAATCAGGATATACCACTATTCTTTGGAGGATTTCCGGGGTCGAAAAAGTTTAGATGATAGAAGAAATAAAATCTCATTTTGAGAAAGAATATCCAAGAGAAGGATGCGGAGTAATAGGAATTGTTAAAGGAAAAAAACAGTGGTTTCCTTGCACAAATCTTGCTCCAGGAACTGAAAATTTTATACTATCATCAAAGGATTATTTAGATATAAAAAGAAAAGCAGATATTTTTGCAATAGTTCATAGTCACCCCGACGATTCTAATGAACCTTCAACTCATGATATAGATTGTTGCAATGCTTTAGGGGTTCCTTATTATATTTTTAGTTATCCTGAAATGGATTTAAAAATAGTTGAACCAAAAAAGCACGCATACCCCTTGATTGGTAGAGAGTATAAGTTTGGCGTTTTAGATTGCTTTGAGGCGCTGAGAGACTGGCTTGCAAAAGAAAATATATACATTCCCCCAAGAGAGCCTTTTGAAGACAATTGGTGGGAATCAAACTTAGATTATTTTTCGGAAGAAAATATAAAAAACTGGAACCATACAAAAGTTACTTCTTTTCAAAAAAATGATGTGTTAATTTTTAGTATAAGAAATAAAATAGCAAATCACTGTGGAGTATATTTAGGAAATGATATTTTCTTTCATCATGCAGAAAACAGATTATCTTGCAGAGAAAATCTATACCCTTTTTGGGCACAGCATTTAACAGGAATTTACAGATATGATGCGTAAAATTTATTTAGAGGGAGAAATTGCAGAAAGATTTGGAACAGAATTCGACGTGCATGCTACTTCTATAAAAGAAGCTATTTCTTGTCTTGAAACAAATCTCCAAGGATTCAGAGAGTACTTGGTAGAATGTTATGAAAGAGGCGTAGGTTTTATTTTTTCTGTGGAAAATGATTATTTGCAAAAAGATGAAGAACTTTTATTACAATATCCAAAAGGCAGTTTTACAATGTCTGCTCTTCCTGCGGGCTCTAAGTCGGGTATTGCAAAAATTTTCGCGGCAATCGTAATTGTAGCGATCGTAGTAGGAACTGGAGGATTTGGAGCCGCTGCTGGAGGGTGGGCTACAACAACAGGTACAATGGCAGGCATGACCGTGGCTGGAAAAATAGCAATCGGTGTAGCATTGAGTCTAGCACTTACTGGGATCGCCCAGATGATGGCACCAGATCCTTCTGTAGACGGTGGATCCGAAACTGATGAAAGTAATATCTTTCAGGGATCGGGTCAAAATATTAATGAAGGAGATCCGGTACCGGTAGTATATGGTAGACTAAGAATACCAGGAAGACCTATCTCTCTTGAAATCAAAAATGATTTTAATCAATTTTTGGATTATGCAGATCCTATA